GGTACTTGTCTTGTGCGAGGATAATCGAAGGGACGAGGTAAGCGTCTTCGAGGCTTCCGTTTATGTTGGTGATCCGTTTGATATAGTCCGGATTCACAAAGAGTACTTCTGCGGTGAGTGCCATTTATCGGGGGTTTAAAAAGCCTTGGTTCGGCATATCGGTGGGACGCGTAGCTACGCGGCGATCGTTTTCTTGGAGTCGCTTTGCGCCAACTCCCGCCTCTTGGATGAGTTTCTTAGCTTGATTGACGGAAATCTTCTTGTTGTTCTTCCGGAGGTACGTTTGCCGCTTCCAGAAATGGTGGCATCGAGGCCCGCCTTTGAACAAAAAGAGGTCGTATGTATCCGAACCATTCGGACCGAACCCGGGGTTCACAGCGCGTCCCGAAGCCGCTTCGATGTCCTCTTTACGGTATACACGCTTCGAAGAAACCATCTTCTTACAGAACTCGCGAGAGTCGTTTGAAGTTGTTTCGGGAGCGTAGGCATAACGTACTTTGATAATCTCGGTATCTTGTTCCGAAGCCGCTTGAGGTTTCGAACTTGGAACACGAGCAAATGCCCACATCGCGTCACGTGCCGTCTCGAGGTCGTAGTCGACTTCTACCTCGTCGATGAGTTCCCATTCTTCCCCCATCTCTTCGCCTACCTCCTCGAGGTAATTCATACAGCCGTCAAGGTTGATTTCTTCGCTTGAGAGCGTAATCAACTGAGAACCCAATCCCGAGGCGTTTAAGAGCGTCTTCACGGCTTCGGTAACTACTTGCCGCGCCGGGGCGATAACGTTTCGTTCAAAGAGTTCAGAAGCCTCCGCCAATTCTCCCCCGCCGCCCAACTTACCCGGTACAGCTACCCCGAACATCTGCGGAGACGTAACGCGGTGGCCGACCATAATCTTCGCCGTTACCTCTTCGCTCAAAAATTGGTATTGATTATGCGCGTCGGAAAGTTGAAACGGCTCGAAGTCGGGCTTTCGGTCGGGATCATCGGAATAAGTAACGATGAACTTCCCCGCGTTGCTTGCCCCGCTTAACTGCCTCTCGATATCCATTCGAATACGATTCCGCTCTTCTTCCGGTGGGATACCGTTTTTGAAGTGAATCGAGAACGAAGGGCTCATCCCGTTCTTGATATTGTTGATATGATAAACGGAGATTTCTTTATCGAGTTCTATATAGTTGATTGAACCCACGTAATCCGGTTTCGGGTAATAAAACGAACCCGGAGAGAACGGCTTCACGTACATGATCTGCGTCGGGTGGTCAATCTTCTTTTCTACGTCAAACGCGCATATTTCGACCGGCTCTTCTCGCTTGTCTTCCCAATCCTTCGAGTAGTAATAATACTCGACTTTCTCCTCTTCGTTTACGAATCCCGAACGCACGTTCTCAAAGGGCAAATGCGAGACGTTGGCGATAGTCGTCCGGTCAATACTCCAGTTAATTTCAAGGGCAAAGCCGCCTTGTATCTTGAAATCGAGACACGCCTTCCGGAGTTCGTCGTTCAAATTCCACTGGTCGAAAGCGAGCCGCCCATCGAGGTCGGAAGCATCGAAACCCTCCCCGAAAATCATCATGGCGATAGTCGTCGAGAGGGCGTTATGCGTAGCGGAAGAATGAAAGAGATCCACGAGATATTGCGGGAAGAGGTTGTCATCCCCGTAATTCACGAAGCCCCCTCGGTTTGGGGTTTCGCGGTAACTCCTCTCTTCGTATTTATTGAGCTGAATGAATTCCATTACTGATAGTAGATGATGTTATCGGGGATTGTAATCTCCGGAATGTTGTAACCCGTCTCCCCGGATACAGAAAGCGTCCCTTCTTCGATGAGTGCCACCACGTCGCCCGAAGTGGGGTCAAGGTTCGTACTTGAGTTCTGCCCCCATACCTTGTAAGTATATTGTCCGGACTCGGTTAGAAGTACCTTTCCCGTAGTCGGTGCGTCTTCGTTGGTGTAAACGATAAGAGCCGTATATCGCTTATTGTCCGCGTCTACGTTTCCGATAAGGTAATATTTCTCTTTCGAAGCCATTGACTCGAAAAGTACGAGATAATGCGTAAACGCTTCGAAGTCTTTTTTCATCTCCTGAAGCGTCAGATAGATGAGTTGTTCGGCTGAAGAATTGGGGTTGAGATGTATCATGTGAAAAGAAAAAGGGGAGGACTTCCGCCCTCCCCCGTCCTGTTAACCAAAAACCAAACAAAGAGAAATCAAGAGCCGGCGGTGAACGTAACGTTACCTCCAGAAACAGTCGTCAAGAATGGAGCGGGGATAGCTTCTTCGGCTGTCAACTGGATTTGATACCCGTTGAGGTCGCCTTTCGCCGTACCCGTACCGAACGTACCTCCCGTAGCTTCCGCGCCGGTGGTATGTCCCATAATCATATAGTTATCGTTATTGTCTTGAACGATAACGCACAAGCGAGATTTCAAGAGGTCGTATAATTCGGCGTTATCCGCTGCTACGAGATTCGGCATTGTCAACTCCAAAACCTGCGAGAAGAATACCGTTCCATTTTCTACGGAAGCCGTTACGGTTTGCTGAAAAGAACCCGTATTCTTGGTGAGTTCAAAACCGAAAACCGTGATTGCCGACGCTGCGTCAGAAATCGCACCGTTTGAAACCGCGCCCCAATCCGCCGCGTCAAAGGCTTTCACCCATACGCGCTTGATTCCTCCGATTTTATCTTTACAGGGGAAGGAACGCCCTGAAACTGTAATACTACAAGCCATGAGTTAGAGGAATTAAGGGGAGGGATTTTAAGCCCCTCCCCGGTTCAATTAGGATGCTGTTTCAGTGCGCCAGATAGACAAGCCGTTTAAATCTACGACTTGCGTACCGCCTGAGAACTTCATGATCACGCGAGTAACGTCGTCTCCTGTTACGCCGCTCAAGTCCAAAACGGAGGCTTGAATGTGATCCGTCAACAAGTTTGTTCCGAAGTACAAATTGTCTGCTCTTGACAGGATGAACGCGTCGTTAGGCATTCCACCCGGAGTAATGATGTCGTATCCAGCGTAGCGAGAAACGAGGCCGTCGTTCAAGAATTGCAATTGATTACTACCTGCGAGAGCTTGGTAGTACAATTGAGCAGAACCGCGGCTCATAAAAATCTTGGTGTTTGGGTCGCCTGCGATAGACGCCGGTGCGCCTTCTCCGCCTGCGGTGATAAGAGCCAAAGCGTCAAGGATTCCAACGGAAGTATTGGCGGCGGTTGCGATGGCTAAAGGCAACGTAGAAACGGTCTCCCGGTCGGGAGATCCGGCTACGATATTTTGAATGATGCCCGTGAAACTTGAGTAAGGAGCGGCCTCGTCGAGTACTTGCTTCCAATTACCAGCCCAAATATTATGCTCAACTCCTTCTGCAACCTTTGCAGCTACATACTGAGCCACGTAAGATGTGAAATCGGCGGGAGCGTTTGAAGACTGCCCGCGCATCTGCATACCTTCCCACGTTGCGCGGAGGTCTTTATTGCATACTTGCTCGTTTACTTGGAGTGCCGATGCCGCCAAAACCGCCTCGCCCAAAACCAACTGACCGGATGTGGGGGTAGTGAATGTGCAGCTTGCCGCGGTGATAGCAGCACCTGAGAACTTGCGGAGAACCGCTTTTGAATGAACGTTCTCCAATACGGAGATGTAACCATTTGCGATCGTGTCAGCAGACAAAACCGCTGCGGCTACGTAGGGACGTGCCGCTTCGCCGGCGTAAGTGCCGACTCCAACTGTAGCGTTAGCCATTATTTAGAGAATTGATTGTGGATCGCGGCAACGCGCTCCGTGAGTGATAACTTAGAAAGGTCGACGGGGGCTTGAACCTCCATCTTTGGAGCGCGAGAAATAGACTTCGTAGCCTGCTTGCTCAGCTCCGTAATTTTTGCGTCTCGGTCTTCGATTTGTGAAGCGAATTCCGCTTTCGTTGCTTCGATAGCTTCTGCGATCATGCCAGCTACCTCTTCGCGTGTCAATACCTCGGAAGATGCTTCTACCTCTTCAACTTCGCTCATCTCCTCCTCTTTGTCTTCTTCCGCTTCTACCGCTGGCTCTTCGCTCGCTTCGTTTACTTCAGCGACTACGCCTTCAGCAACTACCAACATAGAACCGTCGGCGAGAGTGTAATCGCCGTCCGGGAGAGGGATTTGTTCGCCTTCGTCGTTTACTACGAAAACAGAAACGCCGACCGCGAAGGCTTCCGCGTCGGTTTGGATTTCTTGCCCGCTGTCAAGCGTAGCAACTGCAAATTTTACCTCCGCTTTTTCTTCTACCTCCAGTTGAACGGAGTACTTTTCGAACAAGTCGGAGATGCGTTCTTTTAGAGTCATCTTCGAGGGATTTAGATAATAACGATTTTAAAGGGTCATTCCTTACTTGTAAGGCGTTCGGTGAGGTATTCCATAGCGAGTTCGATTTCGACGGCTGAGAGAAGCTCTAATTCGTTGAGCTTGCTTTTTGCCCATCGTAAACCAGCCTTCCCTCCCCACAAGAGATAAGAAATGGTTCCGCATTCAGTCGAGGAATTTGGATCGTAATATTCTTCCGCACGAGAGAGGTAAGAATACATTCGTTTTATGGTCTCCTCGGAAATCGGTTCGCCTTGTGCGAGTTGTTGTGCTCGTACCTTGCCCGTTTGCGTAGCGCATTTATTACCCTCTTTCTCGTTTAATTCGATGCCTCTCTTTGCGTTATTCCGGACGGCTTCGGGGTAATCGTTATAAGACTCCATAACTACGCGCTTCCCCTCTTTATATCGCCCGTCTTGTTTGATCGTAGCGCGTGCCATCTCGTACCGGTTTGTAAAGTACCCTTCGATGCTGAAGCCTTTGACGCTTCCTTCTTTTACGAACTTCTCCCAAATAGCGTCGTTCTCTACTTTCATGGATACCATCCACGTACCGACCGGGACTTCAAGCCCGTACATACGGCTTTTGTCTTGCTCGCCTTCGACGATCCAACTCTCAACAACATGAAGCCCGTTTATCTTGTGTTCGTGTTCGAGGGTGGCGTTCGCTTGATTGCCGTTTTTGAAGTAGAGTTCCATCGCCCGTCGGACGGTCTTCTTTG